TACGCCAATACTTTTGTTTGATAACACTACCGAAGTTCTGATAGCGTTTACACCGATTAATCCTCTTGTCCTGTATTGTGGATTGTTATCAGCTAATTTATAAATTGCATAGTTGCCTAATAGTTTGACCAATACAACTTCTTCTATCTCCGGTCTTTTACCGAAGACAAAATTACCCTCATAATATGGACAGCTTGGCAAGGTATCTTGACAATGAATCATTCTTTTAAGTTGTAATACATCTACAACATCGAGTGCTATACTTGTAGTAAATAAAGCCTTATCAACCGGATGCCAATCTTTGTAAGCTGCACCCACTTGACAACACAATAGCATTGTCAATAGCCATTTCACTTTATTTTCCTTTTGGTGTAAAGTCGCTTTTTGATTTTGACGAGTTAGTATATAGTCCGAACCAAGCTGCTCCCGCACCTACAACAACCGATATCAATCCTGATTGTTGCATGGTTGGGTCTTGTAATTCCATGAACCAAAATGTGGTATAATATAATAGATACATATACACACTTAAAAAAGCTCTTGGAATTATTCTCCAGCTATCTACAGCTTGAGCAACAAAGATTAACTTTTGATAAGGGTTATCGTTTTTCTCGTCTTCTAATTCTCTGATACGGTCTTTTAAATCTGACTTCTCTTGTAGTAATGCCATGAATTTATTAAGGTCAATTTCGACCTCATTTCTATCCATGTCTCCACTAAATCCTCCCATGCCCATTTGATTCATTTTTATCTCCGTTTATTTTTTAACAAGGCTACCGCCAAAATACATTCCTATAATTGCTGATACTAAGTTGGTATCAAGTTGAGTTATTACCAAGCCCTTAAAAGTTATCCACTCAAATACTTCTCTACCCTCTGTAAAGAATAAAAAGCCCGGATTAAATACTGTGTATCCTACTGTAACATCTACATCAGGATAATATACTGAAACTAACTTTGGAAATATTACAATTGCAAAGATAGATGACAGTGCGATAATTCTACGTGTCCATTGAAAGCCTTTATTGTCTACGTTTCTTGCAGCTTCAATAGATTGTAATTGAAACTTACCACGAGTTATCAAAAGCTCTTGTTCTTTTTGTTTAGCTTTTAAACGCTGTGACCATAAACTTAGCAAACTACTAAGCAATGTAGAGCCTAACATAGTTATGATTTCAAACGGAAACATATTAATTTTCTTGTGTTATTGTACCTTCTAATAAATCATTAACAGAGTCTAACAAGTATTCAGGTACAGCATCTGTTATGAGGTTATCCTCTTGATAGGCAACCATAAAAGCTTCTACTAAAACTTCATATACTGGTCTAAATTCTTCACGAGTTATCCAAGCTAATCCAGATTTAGTACGAGCTTTACAATCTATACGATAGGCAACATCTAATTGTTTTTCTGTATAAAGAAGCATTATACTAAGCTTAATACAGCTTGTTGTAATTCTCGGCTACGTCTACCTACTTGATAATACCATTTACTATCTTGCATTTGTCGTGCCATTTCTTCCCAGTCGTGGTTCTGACAAGCTGCTATCATATTACGAAACTTTGAAAGTCTTGTACCACCTAGATTAAAACACATATTAACAACAACACGTTGAATAATTTCTGGTAAGTTTTGAAAGACATGGTCCCCACCTATAACGTGGATAGCTTCCATGTAATGCTTATCAAAGTCTTCTTCAAAGTACATATCAACAACTTCTTGACTGACAGGTGTGCCTATTTCCCATGTAGATTCAGGTTCACCAGCTTTGCACAGGTGTCCTACACCTAGCGTTTTAAATCCTAAGCTATCTTCATAGATTGCTAAGACTTCACCTTCGTGTCTTTTTATTTCGGCTTTACAAAGTTCTCTGTTCATTTTTCTAATATTGATTTTCCTATTTCATCTATTATGTTTTGCTCGTCCTCTAAAAATTCATCCGTTATGTTCTCTGGGTTATCAAACTCTTCTATGACTACACTACCACCTTTATAGAATACTCTACGTACTTCTTCTCCTTCTATGTAAGGCTCTCCTGTAAAAGGATTGATACGCTCTGAAGGGTCCTCTTTAGTAAAAGGTACATCGGGTCCCTCTACAATTCCTCCAGTTACTCTACCAAGTCTTTCTTTTTTCATTTCCTCTACATCTCTATCTGAGAAAGGTATAATTGTTTGTGACGGTTCTCTTACAAGCTCTAGTTGTTTTCTTGATACGCCCCTTTCTAGTTCAGATTCCATAGTATCTTCTTCGCCATAGATACGTATATTTAACATAGGTAAACTATCATAGATACGTGAGTATTTAGAGGTGTAGTATTGTAACTCTCTTAAGCCCATCTGACTTGTATTGTTTTCATTTTGAAACTTTTTAAATTGTGTTTCTGAAGGTGTAATACCTCTATATTTATTTCGACCAAGAGCCTTTATTATTTCAACAGAAACTCCACTATCTTTTAATATTCTACTTCTAGTCCTTGAGTCCATACCTAGTTTATCAACTGCATCAAATGCCATCTTTAATTCTTTATAGGCATAATAATGTCTTTGGTTTGCATCGAACATACCACGTAATACATCGTTACCTGTCTTACCTTCACCAAAACCATTACGTAATTCTTTACGTGAATCATCAAACTCTCTAAGATACTTCCTTGCTTTTCTTTCGAGGTCTAGATTAATATCTACTTTTTCAAATCTAAGACCAGTTAAATTTGCAATTAGTTGTCCTTTTAAAGTATACTCTTTTTTACCTGTGCGTCCTGTGGTTATATTTTCTAATAAATCTTGAAAGTTTCCTCCCCAAGCTTCTGTATACTCATCACCCATAATAGCTTTTGCTGTTTTTGGTATTTCTCTAAACGCACCCGGCACAAAAGCTTTATATAGCTCGTATGTAGACAGCACGGCTTTTTCTGAAATATTTGCTGTATCCCACCCTTCAATTGGATATCCTTCAGAAGTTTTACCTCTAATAATATTACCAATACTTTGCGATAATAGTGCTTCACTAACAAATGGTTTAGTTGCTTCGTAGAGTCCTTCGGAAACAGCATTGAGCAACATCTTATCCATATCTTCTTCTGTATATTTTCCATTTGCAAACTCATATAAAGCTGTTTGAATTGGTCTTTTAATATAATCGTAAGGGTCTATAAAACTAAAATCGTTTTTGTAGAGTTGACCATCTTTATCCCGATAATAAATAAATTTAGAGTTTTTAGAATAATCGTATGGATTAACATTACGTAGTGCGTCTTCTTCCTCCTCGGTAACTCCATGCCACATTTTAGTAAACTGACTTAACGATTCAGAGCCCATTCCAGCTACCGCAGTAAATCCTGCAAATCTTTTATATCCTCGTGTTCTTAAAACTTCATTACCACTTGTTATTTCTCTTCCAATTTGTTTTGCTATACCAATACTTGTTCTAACCATCTCAGCTGGAAACGAGAAAAAATTACCAATTGGTAGTTTTCTTAATTGTTTTATACCGGTAGGTACTAATGAATATGTAGGGATAGTATTTCTTACTACGCTGGCAGCCTCTCTTTCTAGCTGTTCCATATAGTTTGGATTAACTTTTATATACTCATCAAATGATTTCAAGCCCCTCTGTCCGGGTATTTTAAAAGTCGATTTTTTAGCAGCATTTACTAATGTTCCAAGTTCATTTTCAAAACTTATAATTTTAAACAGGTCATCCTCTGCTATGTAAGCATTTTGAATTTTTTCACCTATTGCTTTTCTTTTATTATTAAGCCATTGTAAATTACCTAAATTATTTAAATGTTTAGCGGTAAAATTTTTAATCCCAGCTTCGGAAGCATCTTTTAATAAACTTTCAACTTCACCATATTTAACACCAGAATTTACTATGTCTAATGATATTAATTTATTATAATAGTTTAAAGCTTCTTCTTTACCTACATCTTTAAATCTTCTATTCCATATGGCTGAACCAGCTTTTAATGAATCCTTTGAAAAAGGGTTAGTCCCGTTAGCTAAAGTAAATATTGTTCCTCCTATAGTATTCCTTAAGTGGGTAATATGATTAAGGACTGTTTTTGATGCCTGAGCATAACCTTTAAATGCTAAAAAGTTTTTATAAAAACCTACTCTATCTAACTCACGTAACAAGCCTTGTCTTTGTCCGAACATAGATGCCATTTCTTCAGTCATAAATTTACCATTCAAAACGCCGTATTGTTTACCTTTTAGTTGTGTTGTGTATCTAATACCTGTAGCCTCATCAATAA